AGTAACAGGATCGCCGTTTGGATAATAATCACAACCTAAACCGTTTGGCATAAGATCGTCCCAGTCATCAGGACACTCCATGTGTCCCAATAAACTGCGAACGTCTTCGGTTGATAATACATTATTATTAATAACAATGTTGTCTACAGAACCAATACCCATAGCAACTATTTCTTCTGTCTCTTCTCCAAAGCTTCAGCTATATCAGACAACTTAAATATTATCTTCCAAAAAAAATCAGTTAGACTAAAATATTTTTTACTCATTATTTTTTTTCTTTTGGCTTATCTGACGGAGGTTCTCCTAGAACCTTAACTGGAGCTGCGTTACCTTTAGAAACTTTTCTAAATTTAGCTAAAGACATTTATTTAGCAGACTTTTTTGGACGACCCTTTTTTGCCTGTGTTGATTTTGCTGCGCGAGCAGCGTCTTCTGGACGAGGACCGACCTTGCTTGGCTTAGGAGCAGTAGCTTTCTTTGCAGCTTTTGCAACTTCTTGCTTTGCATCTGCAACTATATTCTTAGCTGCATCTTTGGCTATTTCGGCTACAGCGTCTGCTTGGTTAAGAAGATCATCAATGATCTTAGCTTGGGCTTTTGCCATAGGTCCGTCTGCTTGTATTTTTTGTGCCTTAAAGATTACTTGCTTTATTTTGCTTGCCATTTTCTTAAACATGTTACCTCTGTTTTTGTCTTGTGATAATAATAGTAATATTATATATTATATAATTATAATTTGCAACTAGCTCTTACTTGTTACCCTGTTGTGATTCTTTAATTAAAGAATATCTGTCGCCAGTTTCCTTAGAAACAACAGAAAACCCGTACGCAGCTGCGTCTTCTATGGCCAACCTAAGACCTTCTTTATCCTCAAACGAGGCGTTTGGCAGTGGTATTGTTACCGCGGCGTAGACGTCAATGTTCTCAAAGTTCCCAATGTTTATTTTTCTGTTTACCCCACAAATAAAGACTGGCGATGTTGTGATAGCCAAGTCTGCGGAAACAGAATTCATTACATTGTCTATCGGAGAATCAAATGAGGATGATTCTTGGGCACTTTTATTAATCTTAGGCATTGCTTTTGATTCCTATTCCGAGGCACTCTAGTGTTGCCGCAACTTGTTGTTCCAAATTCATATTGTTTGTATCTATAACGGCAGAGGCTACTTGCTTAACTTCTTCTGCTTCCATCTCTGAACTATGTCCAGACTGTTCGCCACTCATTATAGCACCATCTCGCTTCAAAATGCGTTGATCAAGAATTTCTTTATCTGCATCAAAACTTATGACAAATCCATTTGGCTGCTTAAGAATGTTCTTGGCTTCGTTTAAATAACGCACATCAGACACTATAATGCACAGGGGATTAACACTGTCCTCATCATGATTCTTTAAATAATTTCTATATATTTTATTTGCTTTTATAATCGCCCAGTTTGCAAAACAGTTTTCGTCGTACTCTCTACAAATATCACCGGCTTTTTGCAGGAACGTTCTAGGCTTGATGCCCTCTTCTTCCACTGGGGTATTGTAGATCTGCTTTACTTTTTCGATAAGGGTATCGTAGTGAGGCATGTTGCCTATAGAGGATCCTCCATAGACCTCATATAAAACTTCGTGAAGAGAAAAAAGTTTTCTTGATTCTTCATTAAAGCCTATTATGTTTTTCTTTATTGATGCCATCTCATAAAGTGGAAGAGCATAAAAAATATGATCCCAATTTATTCCAAACTTTACAGTTTCCATTGAACCTTTTGGTATTATTGATTCCGCTACAGAAGTTTTTCCACTTCCAGCTTTACCGGATAGGCCAAGTATTATTGGTTGGTTGTTAACAAATTTTTTCATTCAACAAGTATAGCAGAAAATTATTGCATTTTTTGATTTCTGATTTCTAATTCGTCCAGAAAAGCATTGGCCAACGCATCGGGTTCCCAGACAAAAGATCTTGGGACTTGAATCACTCTAAAATTATACTCTGATTTTATTTCCTCTATAGTCATCAACAAGGGTAGCAAGAGCCTATTCTTGCATTCCCACTTGCCATTTATTTGGTTCGCGACCACAGCTGAATCAGTATAAATAATAGGATCAGATAAATCAGCCATAGCGGATATTAACAAGCCAGCTATAACAGCTTCGTATTCAGCTTCGTTATTTGTTCTTGGGCCAAGACCCCTAGAAAATTGTGCTATTTTTTTTCTATTCTTATACACAACTACTGAGCAGGCGGCTTCACCAGTTTTCTTTTGCCCTTGCCCCCTTGAGGCCCCATCGCAAAAAACTTCAAAGTTCATTAATCTACTTCGATATCGTAGGGGATGCCCAATTCAATGGCTCTATTTTTAATATTGTTTTCCTGGCTACCCCCAGAAATAGTATGAGTAGATACTAATAAATATCTTTCTTTCTTGTATTCAACTTGAGTAGGAAAATCTAATTTTTTTCTTTTATTAGAATAAAATTCTTTAGCTTTATCGACAGCTCTGTAATGGCCTATAAACATATTTGCCTCCTTTAGTAGGTAGTAAAATCACTTTCAAGATAATGACCTTTACTTTCTCTGGATGCAGCGATCTGCATAGACTGCACTTTGTCCATTAACTTTCTAGCTGACTCTGAAGATATTCGAGCAGCACTCTCCATTGACTCAGCTAGGCTCATGACGGCTTCGCATGTGATTAGGGCTGAGTATTCGTCCTCTGCTGCCTCCATGGCTGCTGCTTCTCTCTCCGCCTCATTCTTGCCAACCCTAGAAGACTTATACTTCTTTTTATATTTACCTTCCATTATTTTATAGTTGGCTCGGGCCATGCCAGCAAATCTTGCTGCTCTACCGTACACGTTAGATGTCTTGGCTACAAGTGAAGCCATGTTTTCGATGCCCAAGTCGACAGTATCTTCGTCCGGTATCTCTATAAAATATTTATTATTTTTTGTTACATCAACATAAGAATTAATTACTTCTTGGATTTGTGGTCCAAGAAAGTCTGAAAGTAGTTGTTGGAGTTTTTCTAAACTCTGATTATTCATTTTTATCCTTTTTGATTAAACCAAATTGTTTTAATAGTGGTTGCAATTCTTCATCAGTTTTAATTATTGAAACTATTTTTTCTCTTATTAGCTTTAGATGTTCCCTAACAGTATTGGGATGTTCATTGATTTTTAATGATATATCGCTGGACCTTTTGCCATCTACATACCTCCATTTTATCAGCTGCCTCTCCTGTATTGTCAACTTATCGAAAGGAGGAAAATTATTTTCTCCAACTACCCAAGCTTCATCAATATCCTCTGCAGACAAAATTGATTCTAAAGAATACTCTCTAGGTTCTGCCTTAAATCCTGTTTCAAAATTTTCACTTTCCGGGTCAGTGTCTGCGTCATCATCTATTAGTGGAAACGTTTTTCTTCCTAGCTGATCTATTAAAAATGTATCAACGTTTTTCTTCAGCAAATAAAAAAAGTAGCTATACAAGAATCCGGCTAAAAGGTATTGGCCCCTTAGCTGACTCCTTCTTTTCGTACCTGGCAATGCATTGAAAGAATGTCGTGTCTATCGTTTGGCGTATATCTTCTTCGTCTCCATATCTTTTGGCCATGTAAACTATGCCGGCCCATTATTTCTGATACATCTTTATGATCTTTTTTTACTAGTTTATTTTTCATTAATGCCATACGAGTATAGGGGTTTTTAACAAACAACCCAATAAACCTTCTTATGTCATAGTCAGCTAGATTATATCTGCCATGGTATATCAATGCTACGTACTTGCTTAAAAAATTATTAAAAACTTTTAACAACTCCTGCTTTGCGGCGTGGCTTCCAGACTTGGATTGAGCTATTAGCTCTTGCATTTCATTTTCTTCTAGATTATAATATTGTTCTTTATAAGCGGCCATTATTTTCCTTCCCAGTAAATTATATTTTCTGAGTATTCTGATCTTATGTCTTCGTAGTAAACTATATTAGGTACACCTAATTCGTTTAAGAATTCAACAGCGTCCTTAGCGTACTTGCTGATAATGCACGTGAACTTTTCAAATTCTTTTGGATAATATCTTTTAAACCTTTTTATTTTTGTTTTACTTTTTGGGTCTAAGTACCCTTTCATCTCAACCCATTCATCAGTTGCACATAAATAAAAGTCGGGCGTATAACCTTTAACTCCTTTTTTAATTGGAAAAGAAAAAACAGTAGGTTCAAATTCATGTTTAATTTTATATGCATTTAAGATGCGTACAAAATTAGCTTCCCAATTAGATCTTACATTTAAATCAATATCTTTTCTGTATCCAGTTTTGGTATGCTTGTAAGCATTACCTGTCCTCGTAGGTTTCTTAACCTCATCCGAGATTATTTCTTCCGCAATTTTATTGCCGTTAATCTTTTTAAAATTTGGATGGTTTTTCATTTTTGATCTAGAAATAAAAAAGTCTGCGGACTTGACAACGATGCTCTTAACCATGTAACCTCTACTCTGTTATATCCACTAAGTATATTATACTTTAAATAAATGTAAAAAACAAGCAGCTTTAAAGTTGCAAAACCACAGAGGAATAGGTAGAATACAATTATGACAAATACAACAACAACAAGAACCCTATTGGACAGCATGCACCAGGCAGCTAATGAAGAGGCGATTGATGCCTTGGTTAATAACTACGGTTTTAACCACGAAACAGCTATCAAGCTCGTAACTGAGTTTGACGGCAATGACTTCGAACTTAGCTCTGAAGCTTCTTTCTAATAGTTAAATATAAAAACCCCCCCGTTGGTATATCCAGCGGGGGGGTTTTTTGTATACCTAATAAAGCTTTATGCGCTCCAATGATTCTTTTTATTTCTAAACACACCAACGCCACATTCGCCAGACTTAGCGTGATCACAGTATGAGCAGGCTCTTACGTTGCTCGTAGCCGCAAAAGAATTGTCATTGACTATATCTTTAATTAAAGACAACAATCTTACCTTCACATCTTCCAGATCTTCTTTAGTAAAGAGGTGACCTTTTCTTTTGCCAGATCTTAGGTAATGTAGCTCGGCATAGATTTCTTTTTCTGGCATCATTATAGATGCAGCTAACGCATAGATCCCTAGCTGTAGGTTTTGCGCTATACCCTTTTGGGTGACTTCCCATTTGCCAGTTTTATAGTCAATAATATTGACTCTGTCTCCGACGACATCTATTCTATCTATATAGCCTATCATTGAATAGTTACCTATAATAAAACTAAAGGCATGTTCTTTATCGTATACGTCAAAGGTTGTGTCTAAGTTTTGATCGTAAAATTCATTTATAAGATTTCTTCCAACAGAAATTAATTCCTGAGATATTTTATTATCTGGATCTAACTTTTGTTTACTTACTTCAAACTCATCAACCATCTCTTGATGGTCTAGTGGCTTTTCTTTATCAACTACTTTTTCTAATACTGCGTGGACTATATTCCCGAAGCGTTGCGGCTTCTCCAAATAATCTAGGTTCTTTTTGTATATAAGAATAAAAATATTTTGATGGGCACTGCGCGTAAGTATCTAACCTTGAGTAGGAAAAATCCAAGAGCGATAGCTTTTGTAGCGGATCTAAGTCTTCTATTTTTTTTATAGCTATTGACATTTATTAATCTTCCGTGTTATGTTCTGTGACAAGCAATCCGTTTGGATCATATTCTTTACCGTCTTCATCTATCGTGTGACCAGTTTTAACATTGATATATCTATCATGCCCAACTGAAACCCAACCGGTCTCACCCATCTCCATAAAATCACCTTCAATATAAGGCCAAGGCATAGCAGTCTCCTATTCTACAGATATAACTGTATTGTTTATTGAGTCTATATTAAAATAGTAATTTAGTAAACCGTATATATCACGTAGCTCTGCCTTAGAGGCGTTAAATCCTACCATGCCAAGCTGGATAAAAAAAGTTTCATCAAACCCAGGTAGGGCCTCATACTCTATGATCTGTGCATCGTTGAGCAGCATTCTTCCATTTTCATTCTTAAACATTTAATCCTCATCTACTATTGTTATAGGGTTCCATGTTGGGTCATTCATCTTTTCTCTCATATCTGAGACGTATGAATCCCAATCTCGTTCATCTTCTGATTTTTTTTCATATGTTACTTTTGCTTTAAAAGGATTGCTTTTAAATTTTACTATAAAACTTTTTCCACCATTCTTAGGCGTCCAACGAAGATTGCCATTCTTGCAATCGCAATAATCATCATTGTTTATATCTATCATCCCCTTTGGGTCAAATCTACCACTGCAACCATTACACGCTGTATAGCGTCCTTTGTCAGCGCACCTACTGCACGATGAACAGTACGACCAACATGGTCTTTCTGCGGGGTTCTTATAGCTTCCTGGCAGGGCCATTTATATCTCCAATTCTAATATTTTATTAAGAGAATCCACAATTTTTCCTGATGCAAGTATATCAAATTTGTAAACAAATTTTCGATTATTATCAATAATTTCTAAAAATACTGGTCTGTTTCCTTTATTATTAGAAACCAAATCATATATCTTTTCGAAGGTACCCTGTGACAAACCGTCTTTAACAGTTAAGGATATTGGTTTGCCGCCGGAGAATATTTTAGAATCTATTTTTTCAGATGAATTATAAAACAATTTAACAACAGAATTCTCATCGTCATTCTCTCTGTTTAAAAATGCGCTTACTACAAATATATCTCCAGAGTTAAAATAATCGTCACTTATATCTTTTGCATTTTTAGGAAAGATTATAACTTCTATGCTAGAGCTGATGTCTTCTATTTCTAGCTTGTACATCTTTTGACCTTTTTTAGTGGTCATCTTTTTGTTTGACACTATAATGCCACCAACCTTAACTGCTGTTCCACCTGGGCAGTCTGAAAGGTCTATTACTTCGTGAGTAATTTGATTCTTAAGTATATCCCAGATACCAAGAACTGGATGGTTGGTTACATAAATTCCTAGTTGTTCTCTCTCTTTTTCTAGAACTTCTAATTCTATTCTTCTGCTCAATTCCATATTCTGATCTTCAACTAATTCATCTAAGGCCCCAGAAAAACCTAAATTTTCTAAAGTAGATTTCTTTAACACCGATGGATCACATCTTCTATAAAAATCATACAGAGAGGTATACGGCTTATCTTGGTCTCTGCAGTTGACTATAGAGTCTGCGATAGACAAGCCGATCCCATCTATAGCTGATAGACCAAAAATTATAGAGTTTGTATTAACTACTTCAAAATCAACCCCAGAATAATTTACTGAAGGAGGAAGAACTTCTAGGTTTAACTTTCTACAGTCTGAAAGATACACAGCCTGCTTATCTTTATTGCCAACTACCGAGGTCATTAAAGCCGCCATATACTCAACCGTGTAATTAGCCTTTAGGTATGCAGTTGTGTAGGAGATCATTGCGTAACTTGCAGCGTGTGCTCTATTGAAACCATAACCACCGAAGTATTCGATGTCCGAATAAATCTTATTTGCTTTATCATCAGTTATATCAGAAACTTTTACGCAGCCTTCTACAAACTTTTTTCTGAATAAAGAAATCTTGTCCATTTGCTTTTTACCAATGGCTTTACGCAAGTCGTCTGCTTCAGCGGAACTAAACCCAGCAAGCTCTCTAGCAACACCAAGCACGTCTTCCTGGTATAACATGATACCAAGTGACGGTCCCAAGACTTTTTCAAGCTTAGGATGATCATATGATACTCTGGACTTTCCATTTTTTCTGTCTATATAAAGCTTATCCATCCCAGATCCCATTGGGCCAGGTCTGTACAAGGATATCAAAGCCATTATGTCTTCTATGTTTTGCGGCTGCATTTGGACCATCAACTGTCTCATGCCAGAAGATTCTAACTGGAACACTCCAGCTGAATTTCCCTTACATAATTCTTCATAAGTTTTTGGGTCATCTAGTGGGATAAATTCTATGTCGATAACTTCTTTTGTGTTTTTTTCTATAAGTTTTAAACATGAATCTATGACACCAAGGTTTCTTAAACCCAGGAAGTCAATTTTTAATAGGCCACACTGTTCTACTCTACCCATATCCCACTGTGTGACTAGTGGAGCATCAGCGCCCTTCTTCATCACAGGTAGATAGTCAGTCAAGGGACCCTTAGATATAACCACACCAGCTGCGTGTATGCCAGTCTGTCTGACTAAACCCTCTAGCCCAATAGCGGTGTCCACTATAAGTTTTGAATCACTATTTAAAGTGTACTCTGTTTTAAACTCCTGGACTTCCATGCACTCTGCTAGATTTTTTGATATCCCCAAGATAGGAGCAGGAACAAGTTTCGCTATTTTATCCCCAGATATAAAATCGTAACCCAAAGCTCTGGCTGCATCGCGCAAAGATTGTCTGGCGCCAGTTCTATTGAATGTGCATATGTGTGCGACTCTATCATCGCCATATTTAGTTCTTGCATATTCGATAACTCTATCTCTGTGTCTATCGTCAAAGTCAAGGTCGATGTCGGGCATTGACTTTCTTCCCTCAACCAAAAATCTTTCAAACATCAAACCAAATCTAATTGGATCTAGATTAGTAATATCAAATGCATAGGATAGAACGCTGCCAGCCGCAGATCCTCTACCCCATCCAACTCTTATATGATTATCCTTCGCCCACTTAACTAGATCAGAAACTACCAAGAAGTATTCCGAAAATCCCATTTCTTTTACCACTTTTATTTCATGGTTAGCTCTATCGACTATATTTTGCGGAAGAGGATCTCCATATCTTTTCTTTAAGCCATCCCAAGCTAATCTTTCAAAGTAATCAGTTGAGTTTTCTTTTGTCGGTATAGGAAAATCAGGGAAGTGAATCTCTCCAAAGTTTAAGTTAACATCTATCATATCGTTAACATGCATGGTGTTCTTTAACCATTCATCAGAAAATACAGAAGCCATATCTTCGTATGATTGAAGATAAAATTTATCGCCTGAAAAAGAAAATCTATTAGGAGTATGTACGTTACAGTTTGTTGCTACGCATAGCATTATGTCATGAGCCTTGGCGTCATGTTGATGTACATAATGGCAGTCTCCGGTTGGGATTATCTTAGCGCCTATTGTATTTGCTATCTTAATCAGATCTGGAATAATTTTCTTTTGCTCGTCTAAATCATGATTTTGCACTTCTATGAAATAGTTCTCTTTGCCGACTATTGACTGCATGGTAGCAGCATGCTTTAATGCCGTGTTGTAATCATTTCTAAGCAGGGCTTGAGATACTTCACCGTTCAGACACCCAGACAGCACTATAACGCCCTCTGAGTGCATGGATATGAGTTCATGATCCAATCTAGGCTTAACATAATACCCATCTATAAATGATTCAGAAGACATCTTAATAATGTTATGATATCCAATATTATTTTTAGCCAAAATAGTTATATGATAAGGACCTCTTTGTTCCCACTCATTTTTAGATGGGCCCGATCTTTCCTCTTCGTCTCTATCAAATCTAGTTTTTCTAGCTTGATAAAATTCAGAACCCAATATTGGCTTAACCCCAACAGCTTTACCAGCATCATAAAAGTCTAGCCAAGAATGTATGTTACCATGATCAGTAGTGGCTATACCAGTCATCCCTAACAGCTTAGCTCTCTCTAGGTATTCCTCGACTCGCCCATGCCCATCGAGCATAGAGAAGACTGTGTGGTTATGAAGGTTAGTCCAGTTTTTCATTATAATTTACTAATCAAATTCCTCGTCTATTATCCGAATCGTCAAGAGAACTATCTCTGTTCTCCCTATAAACAATTGCTACAACTCCTCCGCAATACTTACACGGAACCGATTTACCCTCTTGAGCAAACGGGCTATTAAACATATAGGCCATAGGCTGATCGGATTTACACTCGGTGCAAACCCCAATCACATCATCTTCATTTTCAACTGGCATTTTTTTTGTCTCCCTTTTGTTTATACGCGAATCTTATTGGTGACGGGGAAAGCTCTTCAGTGCTCTCAATATATTTATTGCCAACAGTAATCCATTTTTTCTTCTTTTCCAAGTGACAATCCCCACACCCAACACCGGCAGAATTAGCTCGGTCACAAGTGTACGGTCTTCCACCTATGCCTATTTGTCTTCTTTTTATCCAATCATTAATGTGGCTCGTAGATTTTTCATAATTAAAATCATCACACAGACTAAGTATACTATACAAAAACTTTATTGATTCTTCATCGTATGTAAGTATTGAACAAAGAAATAGTCTAGCTTCGTGCTCTAGCTTCTTATTAACTTTTGCCTGCTCGATAAGTCTTGTAATGGCGCTACAATTTTTTAACAGTTCTTTTGGAGTAAACTCTTTTTCATTTAAATTTATCTCTTTAAAAGCGGAAGCACCGTGTTTGTTGAAGTGTTCAAGGAAGTTTGAAGATCTACCTTTATCTAGTTCCATGTCATAAGTGAATTCCCTAAACCACTCATTAGCTTTTAGATTAAACTCTTGATCCTCAACATTGTTATCTGCTTCCATTTTGCAAAACTCGAGCACAGCATCAAAGCTCGAATCAAATATGTGTCTAGGAATAAGGTTTTTGTACAAACCAGTTTCCTGGTGCTTACTGCCAGCAAGGCGCCACATTCTTCTAGGATCGTAAACACTAAAGTCTATTGATTCTATATCTAGATTTTTTTTAATCTTAGTAGCTATGTATCTAAATATATTTGGCAATGCGTTAGACGGGTTAATACCCAAAGCTATTGCTTCACACTCTATGTGGAAACCCTTCTTGCCAGTAAAGTAAACCAACAAAGATTTTTCAGGGACGTACTCTCTCAGGTAGCCCACCAACTTTTTGCATTCTTCATAAGATACATTCGGATCTTTATTGTCCAAGTCAAAATAAAGAGAACCTAATCTGACAGCTTTTTCAATATCCATGGAATTATAATGCCAAATAGAAGTATACAAACCATTGTTGCTATGTTGCTTTCTAAAATTTTCTATATTAAATATAGAAATAAACTTAGGATTGTCCCCATCTTTGTCTCTTATGATTCTAGACAAGGAAGGAACATATCTAGCCGTCTCAACTAATTGCCAAGAGTTTAGATATTTTTCTGTATCATTTGGTATCTTCATAAAATAACTTTTTTGTTTTCAATATTATTAATATTTCCAATAACTACTTTATCCGACTCTACGATGTTCTTACTGTTGTTTCTGTAGTATACAGATTCTGCTATTATTTTATCTATGTTTTTAATTAGATAATATCTTTTTTTAATTCTTTGTTCCAGATCCATCTTTTCTCCATTTTGGATTTATCAAATCACTATCTTCAATAATCAAATGTACTTTTGAAGCAATGTTATCAGATAAATGAACTATATAATCTAAATAAGTTATCGGATAAGTTTCTGGTATTGGTGACCACGGGCCAAGATGGCATCTAACCAATCTAAGTATTGATTGGACAATGTCTTCTGACAAGAATAAGGTAGACGATTCTGATTCACTAGCAAACTTCTTATCTTTTTCTTGGCATGAGGAAATAAAATTACCTACCGTGTATGGGTGCATTGGGTCGTACCTACAATCGTCGGAACCACCTTCGTGCACACCCTTGCACAGGTCATGGAGAAGACACGCAGCTATGACTATATCTTTTTCCTCTTGCGAAAGAGAATATGATTCACTCATATACCATGCTATTCTAACCACTCTTTTAGTATGGAGAACATTGCCACCTTCTCCATGCTCATCTGAAGGATGATACTTTCCAGAAAAACTTGATGGAATTTTCCAAAATAAATCATTCCTAATTAAGATAGATCTAACAAAAGATTTTATAGATTCATCAACTATAAGATTAATTTCATCTAGCAATGTAGAAAGAACTTCATTTTCTTTCCCCATTGAAGAAGCGTTCTTTTCTTCTATAAGAATATCATCTAATATACTTTTACCCATTTTTATCTTCTTTCTTCCAGTCGTTCCAATTTGAACAAGGTTCATCAAACGGACATTTTTTACAATAAGATATCAGCCCTCTTTTAGGTACTAAAACCTCAGTGTTTAACATTTTGTTGCACCAGTAATCGTAATACTGGAGATCTTCATTTCTTATTTGGAATTCATTAAAGCCTATATTCTGACTCAATGGATCTATGAAACCAAATTTAGTATTTGCCATTCTTTCTGGGTGCCTATTGCGGTAAGCCTTATACAGGGTACAAAAATCTGTTCGATACAGATCTCTATTGCTAAACTTATACCCAAATATAATTTTGGTTACAAAATATTGTTTCTTATAAAAGAATATAATATCAAAAGTATCCTGTAGATTAAGATTACCTATCGGCATGTTGTACTCTTCGCTTATGGCCACAGGTATATATGGAGATTCCGAATAGGTTTCGTGGAATGCCAGTAGGATGCCAGCTGCTTTAGAGGTCAAGCTGGCAGTGTTCCCGTATGCGGTCTCGTGTTGTTCTGTCACGATATCGTATGAGTTAGTATTCTTAGGAAACCAAATCTTTTCCCATCTATTTAATAGAGATGAATAAGATGGAATTATCCCACCTTGTTTTTTGAAAAAGAAAAAATACATTATACTCTTAATAGTTGATTCAAACTTTTCGGTATGTATGTCTCTTGCATATATCTTTTCTGGCAACTTTTGCTGATGCCTATAATCAAATAGGCGTTCACATAGTTGAAAATCTTTTAAAGATTGTACTGATACAGGTTCCATTAATGAAAATCCTTTCCACTTAATAAGTCATCTAATAAAGATGATGAAGACGTATACGAGCTATCGGTAACTGGATCATAATCTTCATAGGTTTTCTTGTAGTCAACATACTTAACTAAAGGCGGATCATACAAAAATGCTGAACCAGTAATTCTATTCTTAGGAATCTGAAGCTGCATTATATTTTCATCTTCAGTTTCATCGTTTGTTGCTAATCTTTTTTCTGTAATAAAAATTGTTACTGCACACTTTTGCTGAATAGCTAAGGAGCCACCAGTGTCAGACTGTTGGACTACCTCACGCTTTTCCTTCATTCTGTTTGAATTTTCCTGTGCTGTAATTATTAAAGCGCAATTCATATCTCTTGCAAGCTTTTCTAAACGCACCATCATTTCTTCAAACTCACCCCAACGTGGCTTGCCCTTACCCCCACCCTTAGTAAACATAGACTGGATTGTATCTATTATAACTATGTCTGGCATGTTGATGTTCTGCCCAATTATATCTCTTAACCAAAATTCTAGGTCTTCAAAGTACGGAGTATCCGGGTCATGTCTAACCATGAGACGGTCACCCCACTTAGCCAGTCGGGCCTTAAAGGTATTCAGGTGTTTATTCTTTTCTTCTTCTGACCACTTTGATGACTCTAGGTAAACATTCTTTTCTATTATCTGTGTCATTAAGATTCTCTCCCAGTGACCAGTAGCTTCTTCAAAGTTTACATATAAAACTCTATAACCGTTATCTAACCAGTTGTTTGCTAGGCACTTGACGAACGTGCTCTTGCCCTTGCCTGATGCGGCGATGACTGCGTGTACAGCCCCCCTAAAAAAGCCGCCCTCATCTGTGTACCCCATGGCCCTATTAAGTGCCTTAAATTGAGTAGGTAAGAAGTTCGGTATATCTAATAGTGAATCTACTCTGCTAGCTATTTCGTCAGCAGTTGTTATTTTATCTAGTGGATTATATCTTATTTGATTTTCTAATTCTCTTATTTCAGAAGTAAGAGTTTGGATTCTAGATATATCATCTTCAGTCTTTTGTCCCTTTTGAGATATTATAGATTGAAGTTCTTGTAAATAGTTAATCTGTTTTCTTTTATTAGCTTTATACTTTACTAATTCAGAAACAGATTCTTGCGTTGACAGTTCGGCAGACATTAATAAATCAACCATGACGCCGACCCCAGCGTTACCACCAAGAGCTTCGTGTATATCCGTTTCTGTTTGTAGCCAAGACTTAAAAGCTATTGGGTCAACAATATCAAGTTGTGTAGCATTCTCAAAAGCTAGAAGAGCCTTATAGAATTCATTTATTCCTTTTTCCCCATGTATGGAACCAACAATTTCTTCTGGAAGATTTTCCTTGAAGTAA